GCAGCCGACGGGTAATCACGCAGGGGCGTGTCCAGCCATGCAGTTCGTGACAAATTGCCGTAGCTCCAGATGCGCTCAAGATGGTTATAGATGACGTAGCGGTCGATGACGGTGGAGTTGGCGGAGCAGTAGAACCACCAGATTTCATTGAACCCTTCGTTGGTGCCCGCAAAGAACTGATACTGCTGCTGTAGGTTGATGTCGCCAAAGATGTATTGGCGCAGTGGGCAGTACAGGGTCTCCACACGACCGGAGTACATGTAGAACTTATCCAGCCCCATCCAGTACGTGATGTTGGATGCCGTAGCCGTAGCGTTGGGACCAGCAATCGAGATGTTGTAGCCAAGAATCTGGAAGCCCCACACATACGGAGCGCCGAGATACTGCATGGAATACAGCGCTGCATCCGTCCAGATCAAAATCTCTTGGCGGGTTTGTTGATGCGCAACAATACTGGAGCCGGTGGACAAGCGATAGCTGCCCGCCTGATTAGTGGCCGCAGGGTTCCACACCGCGTAGTTTTCCTGATCAGACCAACGAACCAAAAGCGGATCAAGCGCCGACTCACCGTAGTCGTTACAGCCAAACGCAATCACAAACCGTGAAGAATCTGAAACTGTTACTGCGTTGGCAACGGATGGGCAGCCGGTATCTGTTTGATAGACGCCAGCACTTGTAGAAGACAGTAGCCCCGCCCGGTCATAGATCAGCGGGTTAGCATTCACTGCCCACAAATACAGCGCTCCGCCCCGAGGGTTAAGGATAAGGTCTTGGCCGTAGTTGGACTGACTCCACAGACGTAGCTGCGCACCCACACCAGACGTTGCAGACTGACCCCAGCCCGTCGCGTTGCTGTACTGGTTAACTGTATCGCCCGAGTTGTGCGCAACTGCCGTGCTACCTACGCCGCGAGTGCATCCAGTGAACGTAGTGCCCGTCTTGCCGGAGTAGGTGATGTATTCACCACCAATCCCGATAGCGCCTGTGGCGGTAAAGCCTGTAGTGGAGACCACCGTGATGGTTGTCGCGCTGTCATTAAGTGCGCCGTTGAGTGTAGTAGAAGCAGCAATTGTTGTCGTGCCGCCCCAACCACCAGCGCCCCAGCCCGTGAGCGTGGTAAAAGTTTCTTGGCCGATGGAGATTTGATAGGCAAACGTGGCAGCGCCTGTCGTGCCAGACGAAGTAGCGGGAGCGCTTACTGTGATACTGTAGGTAGACGCATCGATATAGGTGATGCGAAACTCTTTATTCAATGCCGAAGCTGGGATGCCGTTTACCGCACCGCCTACACCCGAGATGGTCACGAAGTCGCCAGTACCTGCACCGTAGCCCGGGTCGTTGACGATGACGGTGGTCAAGCCGTTAGTCGTTGTAAAAGCGTTGGCTGCAACCGTGCTGGTGTAACGAACTGGCGTGATGTCAAAGAAGTTACCACCCGCGTTCTGCTGGATGTAGTACTTCAAATGCGTGCCCAACCCCATGAGGTTGTAACCAGCCAACGTGATCCAGTTCCACAGCGAACGGCAAGTCCCCCAAAAAGACCCTGTGGGAGGTGCAACAGAGACGCTGTTGTTGTAGTAAGTGCCAGTGTCTCGGACCCAACCACCGAGCTTCTCCGGATAGCCCGAGCGAAAGCGCACCTTGTCCATCTCAAACCAAGTGCCTTCGTTGGCAAGCGTCGTCGATTCCCGGTTAACGCCGGGTTTGAGTTGGAGTTTTTGCAGTGGCATGGGTGCGCCCTTTTAAGCGGTCAGAACCTCTTGCGCGTGCTTAATGTGCGCAATCCGGTCGTCCAACCCAATGGTACCGCCGTTGATCTTTTTTGTCATGCCCGTGTAGTCTTTAGCATCAGCCTCTTTATTGAGCTGGCGCTTGTTCCAATACCACCCGGCGGTCAAGGCTGCGTATTTGGGGACCAGAACATAATCCGGGGAATGGATGAAATCCATGTTTAAAGCGTCACCGGCCAGCGTGTAGTTGTCCTTGCCGGTCAACTGGATCAGCCCGCGCCCGTGGTACAGCCAGCCATCTCCGGTCTCTTCGGTGCCGTTACCCATGCGCCCACCATAGACCTTGTTGGCAATCTTCTCGGGGTTGCGGTGATATTGCTGGGCGATCTCCATGGTCGGGAACCGGCTGGGCCAGACTCGCATGAGACTCTCCGCTGAGTAGTTCAGGTTCTCCTCCAACACTTTGAAGTTACCAGACTCATGGGCGCACTGCCCAATGAACGCAGCCTGCCGCGCCGGGGTGTTGATCTCGTAGCGGTGAAAAACCTCGGCCAAAGGCTCGGCCCAAGACGGGTCGATCTTGAGTTTGGTCAGGGTATCAGTCAGGGCGAGGATGGTCATTTGATTGCGGGTGCTTTAGAGAGGAGGTCGGTCTTGGCCTGCGAGCCTGCGCTAGAACCAAAGTAATAGGCGATGATCCCGGTCCATGCGGTTCCGAGGGAGCCCAGCATCATCAGGATGGCGGGGTTGTTGGAGTCCACCTTGCCCAGCAGCATCATCACCATGATGCCGAAGAACCCGAGCGTAACGATTGCAGCCAGCACAGGAGGCACGATGGAGCGGGTGGTGGCCTGCATTTCACGGGCAGACTTCCTGTCATCCACAGCCAGTGATTCAAAGTTCAGGCCCAGTTCGTTCTCTTGGCGCTTTAACTCGATCTCAGCCAGCTTGACCTGCGCGATCTGATCGGGCGTCATCTTGTTGCTGGAGATCAGGTCTTGGACCTTGTCCTCGTCCACACCAACGGCTTTGGAGATAGCCGAGACAGCCATACCGGCCAAGGGGCCGCCCAGCGCCGTAGCGATGGTTGGAGCTATTTGTTTAAGCCATTCCATTACTTTTTACTCCTTGCCAACATAGTTGCTGCGATCTGCAAAAGAACCCGGTACTGATCCACATCCGGCGGCTCCTCTTTCCAACCTACCGTGATTTGGCCAACAAACTTACCCTGCTCGGGCGGCACGCTGATACGGCAGCCAAAGGTCATGCCCTTTTCCATATACCATAACCCAATCTCGGACTGGGCGGTCTTGTACGGGCCGCAGGGAATCTCGCTTGCCATCAGCGCCACGACATCCCGGTTGTTGGCTGCGTTGGCCGTGAAGAGGCCCACATCCAACCCCTCGTGGGTTTTGTCCCTGCCATCCTTGGTATACGCCCGGTGCAAGACGCGGGTTCCAAACATCGGATTGACCTTGAAGATAGCGACCACCACCGCGTCGGTGTTCTTGAACAGATGCGCCGCCGCATCCTCCACCCGGTCCTCGGCGATGCTGGGGAGCTTTTGCTGCTCCTTGTACGCCCCGATCAGGAACGCCTGGTTTTGCCAGACGAAGTAGCCGACAAAGGCAAACACAGCCATCAGCAGGATGGCGAACAGTTTGAACGGGGAGTCCACATACCCGAGAATCTTCTCGATCAGGCTGTTAGGGTTGACCTTCTCGTCGCTCACGACAGCGCTTGCTTAACGATGAAGATGATGATGGTGCCGATGGTGATGACGCAGATGGCACCGCCGACGATTTGAGCCATCAACAGGCGTTCGGCCACTACCTTCTTGCGTGCGATCTTGGCTTCGCGTTCCTGCTTCTCGCGCGCCTGCTTGATCTTCATCCGCTCCTTGAGCATCATCTCCCAGAGTTCTGGGTAGCCGCCGTAGACCAGCATGTGTTTGAGTTGCTCCTCAGATTCCCGTAGCTGGTTGGCTTGCATCACGATTTCCATGGCCCTGCCGGTGTCGGACTTACCCGACTTGCCCGCATCGTTGGCAGCCTTTTGAACCGCATCCCGGGCGTCAAAGAAACGACTGAACTCCCCGACAAGACCGTTAACGTCCTTGCCTAATTTGATGGCCTTTTGGATGCCAGCCACCGCAGCTTGCGCAGCAGCGAATGCGGTGAACGGGTCCATACATCAGACACTTTGTTAGTCAGTAATAAGGCAGCCAGCTAACGTCACAGGATCAACACCCGCAGGGATCATCGCCGGGTCCAAAATGTCGTTATTCTCTTTGTCCCGCAATGCATGGATGCAGTACGCCACCGTTTCATCCGTCAGCGCTTCAAGTTCATGTACTTTGTCAGCGCGGATGTAGATCATGTGAGGCGCGGTAAACTCACTGACGTGCCCATCTACAGTTACTTTAAGCATGCCCTTGGCAAGTAGTGTGAGATGGTCAAACTGATGGGTATGTCCAAGCTCGATATCCCCTGCCTTAGCAAAAAACATCATCCGGGAATAAAGATTTGCAATACACCCAATTTGAATGAGAGGTTGTGTCATAGAATTGTAGTCGGCATGGCGGTGTTGGGAACAACAGTTAGTGTATGTTCATACACTTTATCAAGTTTAACTAGGGCGAGAAACTCAGTTTTCAATTCTTGCAGGCGTGCATATGCTAGTGTTTTACTAGAAAACCCCTCGTGTTGCCCTGTGCTGTGATTAAACACTTGATAATCCCCACTATCAGGATCAGAATCAACAGCGTTTCGCCACGTAGTGTCATTCCCGTTAACCTCAACAAATACCACAGAAAAACGATAGCTTTCTTGGTCTAAAAACGCGGCTTGAGCCACAGGCAGCGCGGCTTGCGCTTCAGCCTCCGTTTCATAAACGCGAGGCCCGTTTACCCGATCATTGACTTGATACCTCACGATACCGACCCCCAAACCCTAGAAGTGTCGCCACTTACCCAAGTAACAGTACGGCCATTAAGTTGAACGGCTCGACCACCCGCACCACCGTATCGTGGAACACTGCTGTATGTGGTACCCCCAGAAGCTCCCCAACCACCGCCTCCAGCACTTGCAGCCGAATAAGGCCCACCACCTGCACCACCGGAAGAAGTGCCACCCGTATTATTGGAAGAACCCCCTGCGCCACCATAGGAGTTAAAAGAACTGGAAGTCCCGCCGCCTCCAGCACCGCCACCGCGACCGAACCAGTTAGTAGCATTGCCTCCTTGACCACCTGCGCCGCCAGAACCGGGGAAAATTCGACCCCCACCACCGGCCCCTACAAGATAGTAAGTGCCGTATGTACCGCTAAAAGAACTAAAGCCTCCGTTGGAGCCAGAAGCACCGGGTGCGCCGCCCATACCGTTATTAGGACCAGCGCCATTGCCACCACCAGCGCCGCCGCCCCCACCATCAAGGCCCCCACCTCCACCACCACCCCCACCAATGTAAGCGGAACCGTTAGTGTTATTAATGGTTGTATTAAATCCAAGGCTAATAGCGGGACCTCCGGCACTCCCGTCTCCGGGTCCCGGACTGCTCCCCGCACCACCAGCGCCGCCACGACCCATAATAAAGCCGTTATTTACAAGTGTGAGAGTATCTCCCGATGTACCGCCAGTAAGAGTTAGGCCGGGTGTGCCGGTAGAGGTTGAATAAACATAAACTCCAGCGTTTACCGTAACGGTAACATCAGATTTCCCCGCAGAATAACCTGACAGAGACGCTATGTTCAAAGAAGCATTAGCGGTATTTGAAGTGTACGCGAACGAAACTACGGCGCGATTAGACTTTCCGTATGCGTTGCTCAGAGAGATTGCGCCGCTGGGGACCGCAAGCAACGTGCGCACGTTTGCTTGGTTCAAGCTGATGGTGGTAGTGCCGCTCAGCCCCAGTTCTACGTTAATAGATTGGTTCAAACCCCCAGTGGTGGCAGTACCACCAAGGGAGATCGGTCCAGAAGATACCATCGTCATAGTGATTTACCTCACGGAGTACCGTATGCAGTGACGTTTCCAGTAACGATGAAATTACCAGAGGAATCCAAAGACCCCAAGGTGGTCGCGCCGTATTTGAACACCAGCTTACCGCCGGATTCTTCAACCGTAAAATTAGTTGTAACTAATTTTGTTGCGTTTGTTGCATTCGTGGCGTTCGTTGCGTTCGTGGCGTTTGTTACCGCCGTAGCCCCAATAGCAGCCACAATATCCGCAGCCGAAGCAGCAGAAATCGCCGACGTTCCGTTACCTCGTAAAAGCGCAGCGTTGGTAAACGACGAAGCTCCTGTGCCACCATCCGCCACGGCAAGGTCCGTGGTTAGCGTCAGGCTGGACAGATGATTGTTTTGAACCGCAAAGTTGGTACCGTCTGACCAGACCGTCATGGTCTTGCCCGCAGGGATAGCCACACCTGTGCCCGCAGCGGTCGTATTACCAATCACCGTGGAGTTGTAAATGGTGGCCGTGTAGCTGCTGGCGTTGTAGATGACGTAGGTCTTTTCCGCTGGGGGAGCGTAGACCGCGAAGTTGGCACCCGTGGAGGTAGTCAGCGCAATCGTCATGTTCCGCGCCTCATCCGCAGCACCGTTCACCGCCGTGAAGGCTTGGTTAGCTGACGCGACCGCAACAGACACATACCCAGCAATACTGGACTCCAACAACGTACCAAGGTTCGTATTGGTCGTGTTGCCCCAGACACCCGCTTGATCACCGGTGCCAATCAGTTCAATCCGTAGGCTTGGAGAATAAGTGCTCATGGTGTTACTCGTTACTTATGTTTTGCCAGTTGGGGTTCTGGGTGCTGATGATCTTAATCCAACCCCCAACGCCAGAGGAATCCGCAAGAGCAATGTTTTCAGTCAGCGCCGTCTGGAACGCCGCTGTAACAGCACGCACATCGTTGGCGTTCAGGTTTTCTGTAATGGTGTTAAGGAAAGCCGACACGACCGTCGTCGCATCCGCCGCAGACATGTTCTCGGTGATGGAAGCTATAAAGACAAGACCACCTGTGATCACATCCGCGATAGACGCGCCTTCAGAGACCGACTGCGCAAACTGCGCAGCAATGACCCGAACATCATTCAGGGAGCTATTCTCGGCAATTGACTGAGCAAACTGAGCCGTAATGCTGGGTGTATCCGCCGGGACACTATTTTCCGCAATGGTCTGCCCGAAGTTGGACTGCTGCGTATTGGCATCCGCAACCGCGTTGATTGCTTCTGTACGAGACTGCAAGAACGCAAAGTACGTCTGTGCCGTGTCATCCACCAGCACCGTATCCTCAGTACGAGTAACTGCAAACTGCGCGGCAATCGTCGGGGTATCCGCTGGATTAGAGTTTTCCGTGATGTCCTGTAGAAAGGTTGAGAGTTGGGTGCTGGAGTCGCCGGATGTCAGGACCTCGTTGACACTACCGAAAAACAGCCCCACCCCCGTAACCTCAATCTCGCTCTCAGTAATATCTTCAGTGATGGTCTGAAGATACGCGGACAACTGCGTGCTGGCATCAGCGGCGGCAATATCCTCGGCGATGGAAAAAGAAAAGCTCGCCCCTGCAAGTGATGCAAAAGGAGTCTGGGCGAAGCCTGCAATTCCAAACACAGATTACCCCTTGAGTGCGCGGACTTCTTCTCGAAGCTCTTTGATGGCCTCAATCAGCAGCGGCAGGGCACGCTCATACCGCACCGTCATGTACTTGGGGTCAATCGGAGCCGGAGCCACAATCTCAGGCATCACCGCGTTTACCTGCTGCGCGGAGACACCAACTTCGCGTTTGACTTCATAGCCCAAAGCCTGCGCGGTCTCATTGGCCTCGTAGTAGAAGCCTTCAAGACTGCACAGCTTATCCAACGCGTTCTCGATCTTGCCCAGTCGCGTCTTTAGGCGGTCGTCAGAGTAATAAGCCGTGACGTTGTTAGTCGCCCGGATTTCACCCGTCGTACCAGATGCTGCAGTGCCGACACCGAATGAGCCAAACTGAACGCTGGCGGTGGTGTTGATGCTCTGGGGCGTGGAAAGAGTCACACTACCGGTAGAAGCTGACGCAGTGATCTGGTTGGCAGTGCCCGTGATGGACGTGACACCCCCGTTGGTAATGG